CAGAGAGTCAAATAAGCGACTTTGGAACATATCTTACTTCGGTAGCTTATAGTGATCTAACAACAACTCCTACATCTGTAGCAGGTTATGGCATCACAGATGTATATACTAAAACAGAAACAGATAGTGCAGTATCAACAGCAGTATCAAATATAATAGGAGATGCTCCTGCTGTACTAGATACGCTAAGTGAACTAGCAGATGCCATAGGTGATGATGCAGACTTTTTAACTACGTTAAATGGAAACATTGCACTCAAAGCAAACACAGCTGATCTTGCAACAGTAGCAACATCAGGCAGTTATAATGATCTAGCAGATCAACCTGACGTGTCTGATCTAACTGACGTACAAGGTAAACTTGCAGCAGCAGGAGGCGTGTCAGATGAAGATGCTCTTGCTTATAGTATTATCTTTTAATCAAGATTAAGCCCGAGCTAGTTTCCTAACCCGGGCTTGCCAAATACTCTCTTATGTTATTTACAGCTATGCTGTATTTTATTCTTTAAGATTGTTTGTGTATAATTATTTACCTGGTTTGCCGTTTACAAACTCGTAAAACTTTTCAGCCGCTTCTAATACAGCATCAGCACCAGGCACTTCTGGAAGTGCAACAGTTGTTACAACTTCGTCACCTTCTTTGGCAACGGTTGTTTCAAACTGTCCTAGTTTTGCATGATAGTCGTTCCAAATATTGTTCTGCGCCATTTCTAGCACTTTGGTACGAATCTCATAACCATTTTTATTTGTTGTAATTTTGGGCATTGCTGCTTTGAACATTTCAGCAACTTCCTGTGTTTGTTTAAAGATGGCTTCGCCGTACTTTGTATCTACTGACATAATATTTCTCCTTGTGTGTCTGTGTGTAGTGTTATTAATATAACGTATTATTTAGTATTTGTCAACCTTTACATTGCCGTATGTAGCAATATAATGATTAACATCTCTATGTCCTGCTTCGTCATCTCTAACAGCTAGAATTACATCACGCAACCTAGCATCATCTGCTAAGTTCCAATACGTAATTGCAATTCTAGGTGCAGGAACATTCTCAATGCGCCCTTCGTCAAGCTCATTAAGATATTCTGTGTACGAATACACAGCTTCTTCTTCAAAGTAACCTACTATTCTGTGTGCAGTAGATGGCGATATAAGAAATACTATAAAGTATACATGCCAGAATATAACTTGTGCAACCAGTATGAGCAGTCTTTCAAACCAATTAGGCTTTGCAATTTCAATGAACGTCATTAAATGCATACGTTCATTTTCTGCTTCTGCTAGTAGGGTACGGATTAGTGGCCCATATCCAGGGCGTAGTTTACGCAAACTTCTAAGATGCGTCCACATGCCGCCTACCATTCCTGGCACTGCGGCTACTGTTTCTAATACAACTGCTCTATGTCCATAACGCTTGCGGAAGAACGTATCCGCAAACCATCGCATACTTTTAGTAAAGCCGTATGCAAAATAGTCAGACGTAGAGGTTGGCTTGTAGTGGACCAGCGTCATATCACTATGCAGTCATTTGCGCAATAGATATAAACATAATGCTGAATACAGTTATAGCAAGCGCCGCTTCCATAATCTGATCGCAAAATTGTCCATCGCAATTCTTAATTGCATTTTTTAACCTATTCATTTTTAACTCCTATGATGTTTTATACATGTTGTGTTTGAACTCAGAAATTCTTTGAGCTTCTTTGTACAAACCTTTTGTACGCAATTCTCTAATTGCCATACAATAACTTCTGTATTCCATTGCTTTAATAAAACGTTTCCACATTAGCGTTTATCCAACATTAATGCTTTTGCTTCTTTGTGAAAGCCTTGACGACTTAATTCAGCGGCAGCTCTTGCTCTGCCTGCTGACTCGCCAAATGCAATGAAGCCAATCCAAATTGCAACAATTGTTTTACCAATTGCTTTGAAAGGATTAATTTTAATGGTTGTCTCACCTACAGCTTCCATTACACCCACCCCTTGAGGTTTGTGTTAGCATCTGTGTGGACTTGGATACCTCTTTTCATAGTGATATCACCATTAGCAACAGCACGGATATCTCCACGGGAAATACCAATGTCATTTAGTTCATAGTCTGATAGTGATGAAAGGTCTTTTACTGCTTGACGCACAGCTCTTCTGTGTGCCATTTTAGCGTTTATTTTTTTGATCCAGTTCGCTACTCCTGAAAGGCTATAACCAGCCGCTATTGTCAACGTAGTCATTGCTACATTCTCCTTTGTATATATGTGTGTGTGATTTTAGGAATCAACCAACCCTGGAACTTCCCCAGCTGTGCAGTCTGTTGTATGGCGTAAGACACGCCCTAGTCTTTCCCAGTGCCATTCATTTTTTCTGAGCTGAAGCCGCTCTTTGTTACGTTTGTATATAATAGCATCTTACAAGGTGTATGTCAACCATTACTAATCGTAACGCTTTTATTTATCATGCACAAGCCGCATAACTGAGCGTTTTGGTATGTATTTTATGCATACACGATATGTGTGTAGTTAATACCATGAGTGTAATCTGTATGTAATCATTATTCAATTAAATATTGACAGTACAACAAACCTGTAGTACTATAAACACGAAGGCAACGTCGAGCCTTCTTGACTATGTGAGCGATGTGGTAAAGACATCAAGCAGAGGAGAAAACAATGGACGCACTCACCTTATGGAGCCTGACCGGGTTCCTATTTGCCGCTTATGCGGTTATCGCAAATGATTCAGTACAAACTCTCGGTACATGGATGGCATCAAACAATGAGAGATTCAACTATAAAACTCTATGGGCGGCGGCATCCGCTGTACTGTTAGCCACACTATGGTATGGTTGGACAGTTAACGGAGGCGACATATCATATGGTAGGTTGAATAAAATACCGTGGCAAGAAGTGCAATGGTATCACGCAGCAGCGCCTGCTATCTTAGTTGCACTTACACGCTTAGGTGTACCAGTGTCAACTAGTTTCCTAGTATTAAGTGTATTTGCAAGTACATTTGTACTAGAGAAAATGCTTATGAAATCAATCATGGGCTATGGTGTAGCGGCAGGCTTTGCATACATGGTATGGTTTGCTATTACAAAGTATGCAAACACTTGGTTTGATGAAACACAGCCTGTAAGTGAAAGTAACAAGAAGTTTTGGCGTGTAGCACAATGGGTAGCAACTGGCGGCTTGTGGTGGACATGGCTTAGTCATGACATGGCAAACATAGCTGTATTCCTACCACGTGTAATTCCTGTAGACTTAATGTTCTTAATTAGTTTTGTTTTTGTAGCAGGCATGTTCTTTATGTTTAGAGAGCGTGGAGGCAAGATACAACAGATTGTATTGGAAAAGCACAACACAAGATATGTACGTAGTGCTACACTGATTGACTTGTTCTATTGGTTGTGCTTGTACTTCTTTAAAGAACTAAACGACATACCTATGAGCACCACTTGGGTGTTTGTTGGTCTACTTGCAGGACGTGAACTAGCAATGGCCACATACTATGGTAAACAAAAGACCAAGAGTGTGTTTCCGTTAGTAGCAAAAGACTTTGGTAAGATGATGGTAGGATTGGGTGCAAGTGTTGCACTAGTTCTTGCTATACATTACATAATTTTACCAAACGGAATGTAACAAACAAGGAAGGTTGTGTTCGACGGCACAGCCTTTTCTCTTGACTTACAGCACAACGATGCTATAATTACTGTATGAGAATAGGAATTGCAGGATATGGTTTTGTTGGACAAGCGCATCATAATGCTCTTAACGACTACTATGATATTTTAATTAGTGATCCTGACAAGGGTTACTTTGAAGACCTACGACATGCAGATGCAATTATTGTATGTGTAAGCACACCGCCTACAGAAAGCGGCGGGTGTGACATGAGTAATGTGTTTGAAGTTTTAGACAATGCACCTAATGTGCCTATACTAATAAAGAGTACAATTAGTCTTGAAGGATGGGACATGCTTAGAGATGCCTTTCCTGATCACGATATTACATTTAGTCCAGAATTCTTACGTGCAGCAACCGCACTAGAAGATTTTGCTAACACAAAAGAAATGCTGATGGGCGGTGACAGCATGTCAGCTTGGGCAGAGATATTCATCACAGCAATGGGCAAAATAAATGTTAGGTATTGTCCTCCAAGAGAACTAATACTTGCAAAATATTTCCGCAATACATTCTTAGCTACCAAGGTTGCGTTTTTCAATCAAATGTATGATTTATGTGATGCAACTGGGCTTGACTTTGATCATGTTAGACGTAGTGTTAGCGAAGATGAACGTATAGGCAACAGTCATACACAAGTAACACAAGAGCGAGGCTTTGGCGGACATTGTTTTCCTAAAGATACTTCAGCACTTGTAAAAACAGCCCAACGCAATAACGTTGAGCTGAGTATACTTGAACAAGCTATTTCTTATAATAAAAAGATACGCAAAGACTAGCGGTGTTGCGGAAACTCTTTTCCTCTAGAAAACATATCTAACGAAGTAATATAATGATCAATTGAATGATCACTAAATGCATCAATCTGTCCGTGCCTAAGTCCAAACCATCTGCCACGCATTTTGTCTTTAACACGTTGCCAGCCTGTAATATTACGAATATTGCCAAATGCATTTATATAATGTTCTTGACCGTGATGTTTGTAGCCCATCCATTTATACGGAACAGTAGTAACGATGTCGTTGTTGTTTTTCCAACGATGGTGTACGACACCTAAATGTACAACATAACCCTTCCAACCTACTCTAGGCGAACCATATGTGTAAAGTTCTTGTGGGTTAGGTATTTTTGTGTTGTAATGACAGCGACTAGCCATTATAGTTGCCATAGCTGCACCTAAACTATGTCCACAAAACCAAAGTTTTTGCTTAGGTTGTTTTGACATAATGTCTGCCATTATCATTGGCCATAGCTCGTCAACTTCTGCTTTGAATCCGCTATGTACTCTACTAACCGTTTCAGCAACCACAGGCATAGCTTTAAGATCTGCGCTAATGTCATTCCATTGCGTAGGCTGTGTACCACGACATGCAATTACTAGATCTTTGTCATTCATAAAACGATACGCTTGGGCACCATCTTTGTTATAAAATTCTACTTCTGAAAACCCTAAAATTTTCGCTTGCTTTTTAGCTTCCTTGATATTATAATAAGATATCTTAGATAGTTTAGCAAACAAAAGAGCACGTTCTTTAAAACGCAAAATTGATATTGACAATATTGTATCCTCCAATGTTTGTAATATTTATAAGCAGTTTACACTAAATACTGTAACAGGATAAGATATAATGAAAAAACGTACTAGATCAATACTTGACGAACTTAATAATGTCCACGGCAACAAGGACAGTGACCATTTTATTGACTCTACCGCAAATAATATAATTGAGAGTGCAATTAATCTATTAAGTCGCATACATAATCTATACGAAGACGAAACTGCTTACGAATTAGAAAGACGTTTTTTAAATAGTATTAAAAGTGGCGACCCTAGGAAATTTAAACGGTCAATCCAAAAAATTATAGAGAGTAAAAAAGCAAATGACGAAACTCAATGAAGGCGGCAATGTATTTAAAACTGAACAGGGTGCTTTAACACAGCGTATCGCAACAGCGGATGTGCAAGGCTCAATAGACTTTATTGAAAAGATTACTGGCTTGACCTTTGACGAAGAAGATTGGTTAGGCACAACAGGTAAGAAGAATGATCCAGACGGAGCATTTGAAAAGAATAGTTCAGGTGATTTAGATCTAAACACAGATGCAAACAAAGTAAGCAAAGAACAATTAATTGCTAAACTAAGTGCATGGCTTAAGAGTCAAGGTGTACCTGAAGAAGATATTATGAATCAGGGTCGTAAAAAGACTGACGGTTGGATACACAACGCAGGCGACCAAGTACACTTCCGTACACCAATCAAAGGTAATGACAAAAATGGATTTGTACAAACAGACTTTATGTTTACAAACAATCCAAACTTCCAGCGTGGAGCCAAGCGTGGTGGCACAGCACAGTTTGGTGGAACTGATAGAGCTATATTGTTGTCAAGTATTGCAAGAGGACGAGGACTAAAGTTTAGTCCTAAGTTTGGATTAGTTGATCCAGAACAAGGTGATAAGGTAGTTGCAGACACATGGGACAAAATTGCTCCTATGTTGTTAGGCAAAGGTGCTAAAGAAGCAGACACTCACACAGTTGAAACTATGCTTGCAAAATTAAAAAGCGATCCAAACTACGAAGAACTAATTGCTCCATGGAAAGAGACAATGGAAAAAGCAGGTAAGGAAGTACCTGAGTCTTCACCAACAGGATATGCTACACTAGAAGACAAACAGCTTGCTCGCATTAAAGAACTCACCGGCAACATGGGAAATGTTGTTATGTCCAGCGGAGCTTTTAATAGATGAGATTTAGTGAAATTAAAGGTGGCGGCAAAGCTGCTGATCAAGTCCGCGGCAATGTAAAAATGCCAGCAAAGAAAAAGCGAGGCAAACATCCGTTTGCTAAACAGCTTGTAGGCGAATCAATTTTAACTGAAGAGTTTAAAGGGCGCGAGTATAATCACTTAGAAGATCTAGTATTCATTAAAGGTAGCAAAGGCGCACAAGAAGCAGCAGATATTTTAGAAAAAATGGGCAACGACAGTAGTGACATTGCAATCAAGTGGGACGGCAATCCTACTATCTATTGGGGACGTGAGCCAGATGGTACATTTGTACTTGTAGGCAAGAACGGCTGGGGCAAGAACAAAAGCACAAGTTCGCAAGACTTGTCACGTTTTATACAAAATTCAGGCAAGGGTGTAGAAGAAGAACCGTGGCGCAAAGACTTCGGCACAGAAATGGCAGAAGTATTTGAGTTAATGAAGTCTGCAACTCCACCTAGCTTCCGAGGATATGTTTACGGAGACTTATTATACAGTCCACGTAAACCATTTACGGCAACTAAAGGCGCTGTAGAATTTGAACCAAATAAAGTCAAGTATACAGTTGACACGAATAGCCAACTCGGCGAGCGCATAGCGAACTCAAAAGTTGGTGTAGTAGTTCACACAAAACTTGAAGAGTTTGGTTCAAAGTCTGCAACTCCTTTTAAAGATGTACAAGAACTTAACAGTAGAGATGTTGTTGTGTTAGGACAGACTTATACAACACATCAACCTAAAGTAGACACTGCTGAAGTTAAAAGTATTAGAGCAACAGCAGACAAGAACGCACAATTAATTGACAATTTTCTCGCGCCTGTTAAGGGACTAAGTGATATGAAGAATATCATTTATACATATATTAATCATATGACACGCACACAGCAATTGAAGAACATTGAAAATGGTTTTTTTGATTGGCTCAGCGCATCAAAGGTAAGTACTAACAAGCAAGCAAAAATTGCAGCAATGAATGATGCAAGCCCTAAGGCGCTGCCTGCAATTTTTAGTCTTGTAAAACAAATTATGGCTGCAAAAGATCATATCATAGATCAATTAGACGATGCTAATGCAGATGTTAAGGCAACAACAAAGGGCGAGAAGGGCGGCGAAGGTTACGTTGCTCTTGGTAGTAAAACAAAATTAGTGCCGCGTACACGCTGGCAACCAAATTAAGGAAGTAGATATGAAAATTAATGAAGTAACAGAAGCAGGAATGGAAACAGATCCTAAGCATAAGAAACTTGCAAACATTGGCAGAGCACTTATGACACACAGTGAAACAGCTTCAATGAAAGGCGCAGACGATGCTAAGATTGGCATGTTCAACCAAATGTCAAGCCTAGGAAATAACTTAACAAAGTTTGGTACAACATTTGGACCAAGAAGTTTACAAGATCTAATGAAATCTACTGGTCTAAATGCTGAATCAATTAAAACATTGTTAGCATTTGGCGAGAAGTTAGCAGCAAAAGGTGTTGCTCCTAAAGTAGCAGACCCAGAGCCAGAAGATGAACCACAAGATGACTTTGGCGGACCAGATGATGACGAAATTGATCGTGATGCAACAATGTACGCTAAAGGCTAATAATGTCTGAAAAGTATACAGCGGCACAGTGGGCAGAAATTGAAGGCGGTCATGAAATGACTCCTGATAGTGAAGAAGCATTTTCTTTTCTAAAGGACTTGCACGAGTCACGCATGACCAAAGACAATGGTAGCTCACAACGTCTAACGTATACAGACTGCGGTGAAAGAACCTACTTAACTCTGTTGGCTTTAGAAACTATGCGACAATATCCTGATTTTAAAGGATATGTACAACGTTATGCTAAAAAAACATCTGGATTTGAACGTTACAAGTTTTATCGTATAATGGGCACTGACTTATATAATTTTATCTATTTCCTTGTAGGTGACGACAGTGCCCAAGATAAATTAAAAGATCCAGTAGCTGCAAGAAAACTAAAAAAATCTACAAATGTGCCTCTTGCAGATATAAACAGATATCTGCAATATATTGCACAGGGAAGAAAACTAGGACAAGTATCTAGTATGTTTATAAAACTAGAAAGTGGATTAAACATTACTAATGCAGATTACAAAGCTATTCGTAGAAATCTTGTAAACTTTAGTAAACTTACAAAGGCAGAAAAACGTTTACTATCGACTAGGCTTATTTTTGCTGTAAGAGCAAAACTACGTAGTTCTGACATTATTGAAGATTTTGAGAAGTTTGCAGCAATTAAAAACTTAGAAAAAGCCAGTGTAATTGATCCAGAACCAACAGTAAGTCGTCCTGATATTGCAACCCGTCCTGGAGACTTAGCATTATATAGATACTTAGTTGGAGATAGAAACCTTGCTCTTACTAAGAAATTCTTAGATCAAGCTAAAGACGGTAAAGCTGTGAGTGCTGCTATGCTACAAGCATACTTGCCAGCTATTGAAATGATAGATGATATTGTACAAGGTGGCCCTGCTTTTGTGCAACAGTTGAGATCGTTACAAAAAAGGGCCAAAAATAAGCAGTAGTACTACATTTTATCTAGTAAATGATAAATAATATTATACAAAACGTAAGAGAATACGTTTTGCCATTAGATCATAGGAGAATATAAAATGGCTTCAGTAACAGATGTAAACGGAAAAGTAACAGCAGGTAACGGACTAGGTCCAGTAACACGCATCCTTTCAATCACAGGTACAGCTACACAAGATAGCATGGACCAAGTAGTAGCAGCATTAACAACTGGCGGTACAGCAGGTACTGACGATGCAGTAACAGTTGCAGGTATTGACGGTGCAGTTGGCGATGCAGTTATCCACATTGCAGTACAAGGTACAGGTGTATTAACAGCAGCTACCGACTATCGTGGTATCACTGGTTTTGATATGGCTTTAGTTGCAACGTTCACCGACTAAGAATTCCTACCTACCTTAGGGATCGTGAAACGCGGACAGGCGTCACACAAAGAGCTCACATTTATGCGGGCTCTTTTTTTATGACTTAAATACTGTATGAGATTTGGATTACACACCTTAGTTGATATTACAGAGACTAACGCTCGTAGAGTTAGCCGAGATAACAAAGAGTTTCAACAACAACAAAACTTGCTAACAGTTTTACAAACTATAGGATTGCGTGTAAATCCTACATATGTCAGCGCACCAAAAGTTTTTAAAGAAATTCCGAGCAAACTAGGATTAGGAAAAGAATATAAAACTAAACAAAATGTATGGGAATTTGTTTTTGATATTGAGTATGAAAATGCACTTGATATAGAAACACTGCAAAATGACTTTAATCTTATTCCAATCATTACAGGCTTAGATGAAACAATAAAATTTAAAAATGCAGTTTTTATTTCCCAAAATAGTAGCGAGAACATAGTTTTTTTCTGTATTAATGATAAATAAAATTGTAAGTTAAAAAACTACTACATAAAGGCATTCAAAACAACATATACAAAAAGGCCAACTACGAGTTTACTTTAATCATATACGGAGTTATGAATGCCTGGCATCAAAAGCACAACAGAGTTAGAAAAGACTAATTTAGAAGCACATGTTGATATGTGTGCATTACGATATGCCAACTTAGACAACAGACTTTCTACAGTTGAACATACTCTTAGAGATATCCATACAGATCTTAAAAATGGTCAAGCATCAATGACAAAAGTACTAATTGGCACAGCAGGAACAGTTGTTGCAGGATTACTATCTACAGTAGTTGTTATCTTAATAAATTTTACCTAAACCATTTCACTCACGATAAATAACTATATGTTATTACGTGAATTTTTTATTAACCCCACCGAAGAAGACTTAGACGAAGGACAGACCTGGGCTCGATCAGGCAAGAAGGTTGTTCGCAAGTATCGATGTTCAGGCGGCCCAAGAAAAAATCGCATAGTTAGTAGTATCGCTGCATGTTTTGCAGCACCAGATGCTAAAAAGCGAGCTACATTTAAACGTACTAAAGCTAGGTTAGGTAAAAGAATGGTAAGAAAAGCTCGCAAGACAAAAAGAGTAAATCCAGCAAGCCGCAGAGTGCAAGCAATGAATAAGGCTAGCCGGAGTCGGTAATGCTAGTTAATGAAATCATAAATGAAGGCATTACAACTGTATTTGGCAAAAGCGGAAGCAAAACTGTTCGCAAGTATCGTTGTACAAGCGGACCTAGAAAGGGACGTATTGTTGCAAAGGCAGCAACTTGTGGTGCGCCAAAGAATGTAAAAGCAAGTGTAACATTAAAGAAAACAAGACGTTCAAAAGGCAAAACTTTAGATATTAAGCGTAGCAGAACTAAAAGAACCAATCCAGCTAGTCAAAAGCTAAAAAGAATAAATGTAGGGCGTAGACGCATTAAGCCACACAAGCGAAAGGGAGCAAGAACATGAAAATGGATGATATCGTAACTGAAGAACGCACAGATGAATATGCTCCAGCAATTGGTAAAGCCGTCGGCGGCATGGCTAAAGGCGTAGCTAAAGTGGGCGGTGCAGTAGCACGTGGTGTTGCTGGCGCAGCCAAAGCAGGCGCAGCAGCGATAGGAAAAGCAGCAGCAGGACAAGTACCAGCAGGACAAGCACCAGCAGCAGCACCTGGACAACCAATGGGAGCAGTGGATCCAAATTCACCTGAAGCACAAAAAGCAAAACAACAACAAAAGAAACAAATTCAAGCACAAATTAAATCAACACAATTGCAGTTGAAACAGTTAAAACAGCAGTTGGTAAGCATAAAATGAAATTAAATGAGCTTATTAAAGATTTTTCCATATATATTACGAACGAGGAAGAGTCTCTTTTAGAAACTATTAATGGACTCATTCCTTTAAGTTCCTTTCAAGAAAGAGATCAAACCATTATTAATAACTTGATTCGTAAAAGTGTGGTAAGTAAAGTACTATATAATAATCATGTTATGGTAATGAAAAATGATTTCTAACAAAAATGCTCAAGATCTAATCGATATTATAGAAAGAAATGCTGTAGATCTAGATATTCCTCACGTATCTAATAATAGCATAAGAATTAAAAATTACGTTATTCGTAAAAACAAAAAAGGTGATTATAATATTTTTGATATAGCCGAAAATCGTAGGATAACAACTACAAACTTTAAACATTCTGCAATAGCTTTTACAAAGTTATTGATTTCAAACAAACCTACAGAGAAAATTTTAAAATTAGATAAAGAACTTCTTAAACATTATAATGACTCTTTGTTTTATAAAAACTCTATATCAAACAGTAAAGATTTTGGATACAAAGAAGTAAGAGAAGTAAGATTAGATATCTCAATTCAACAAACTAGAAAAATACAAAAGAAATTAGAGTCTTATATTTTTCATTAAAGATAAATATACATATAGAAACTAGGATAACAACCATGAACCTAAAAGAATTTACAAATGTTTCTGCAAAAAAACTTAACGAAAGCCTTGCGCAAAAGTTTGGACAGAAAATTGACTTAGAAGCATTTACAACAGAACAGTTGTTAGATGTGAGAAATAAGTTACGTACAAGACTTTTTAATGTAGAAACTACTGAAAGTTTTGATAAAGTGCAAAAAGAAGATTATCAAAGAAATAAATTATTTTTAGATGTCTTGAACACAGCAATTGCAGAACGTGATGATACTATTATTGATGCACTTGACGAAGCTGTCGGTAAAATCAATGAAGGCGAAGAAGATAAAGCAGAAATAGTAATGGCTGCAAAGGACATGGTTGATCGTGTTACTGGCTGGATGGAAGACACAGCTGAAATGCAAACTGAATCAATGTTAGAGCTTGCAGATGCTATCCGTGACGAAATGGGCAGTGAAGCAAGTGAAACATTTACTTCTACTGTTAAGTCTGCACTAGAAGCACTTTACGCTGAAATGGAAGGCACAAGAGCAGCATTAACACAAGGTGTTGGCCAATTAACTGGCGAAGCTGAGCCGATGGACACTATGGGCGACGATGACATGGATATGAACATGGACATGGAGCCAACTGATGACATGGACATGGAAGAGCCTGAAGGTGATGATTTTGACGCAGCTGATGCAGCAGCTGGCGGCGACGAAGAAGTTGGTAGAGAAAAACGCGAGAGCGTAGACCATTCAAAAAAAAAGTAACTGAGGCTGTAGACTCAGACTATATCTATAGTTTATTACGACATCAAAAAGCGGCCGGAGTGGCCGCTTTATCTATGATTAAACTAGACAAATTTATGCAGAACCAAGGCCGTGGCAACTTTGACTATGAAACATTCAAAGCAGCGTACGATACTGATCCTAAATTACAACAGTTAGTTACTAACTTTGATCAAGACAAGATTGAATTCAAAACCAGTGAAGTAGATGATGTAGAAAAACTCAAAGGTAATCCAGGACGTCCAAGCGACACAGTTGGAAAAATGGCCAAAAATGCGGTTGACTTAACGGATCTTTGATGTTATAGTTATTATATGAGCTTAATTATAGAGAAGTACAAGTACGAAAAACTAAAACGTGTTGAAGTAGATGGCAAGCGCCGTTATGCAGCACCAGGTCACCCTCCAGTAGCAAGTGTTACAACTATCCTTAGTGGAACCAAAGACATGAGTCATCTCATTGCTTGGAAGAAGCGTGTA